AGAAATTTTTTTAACTTTCTGTTCTTCTAATTCTAATATATACGATAGATATTCTCCTAATTCTTCTTCTATCGTCATCTCTTTGTCCAATATGAGAGTGGCTTCTGTTTTTCTCTTAATTACCTTTTTATCCAGTAGGTCAGAATTTTTGACCCCGCTCAAGTCTGATACATCACCCTCTACTTCATATATAGTATGGTGCCACTCTGTTTGTACCATATCTTCTGTGCTTGATACTGTTTTTCTTAATAGTTGCGGTAAATCAAACTCATGCCATGTCCAAGACCAATCATCATCTATCAGTAGATAACCTGTCTTTACAATATTTCTATGAAAACTTGTAGTCATAGGACTTCCAGGATATACAATATTTCTTTGAGTATTCTCGTGAGCATGTAAATCTCCTGCAAATACAGTTTTAAACTTATCAAATCTACTTAAGTCTACTTCTGGTGTAACATGAGGAGGTATCTCGCCACGAACATGAGTAAATAAATAATCGACATCATCTATATCTTCTATACTATTCTTTTTATGTAGGTCAGCATAGGGTAATATTGCCCAATCATGAAGATAAAAAGTTTCTGTTATAACTTTTACATGAGGGTTAAGTTCTTCTGTCACTCTTTTTAAATTTGTAAAAAATGTTTTATTCTTTCTAGTTGCTTCATGATTACCATCAAAGATAATTGTCCAACATTTAACATTCTTTACAAAGTCAAAGTAAAGTGTGAGTTCGTCCATTGAGGGGACTCGGTCAAACAAATCCCCACCAATGATATGCAAACTGACATTATTTTTCATAACAACATCTTCTAGTTGTTGGAAAAATAATTTATAGCGGGTACAAGCCCACGGTATAGGAACATTCTTCTGTCCTAACTTTATATGCCAGTCTGCAGTAAATAAAATCATGCTACGAAATCTTCTCCTGGAGTCCATTCACACCCAGTTAACCCACCTGCTTTTAATGCCTGTAAAGTTCTTAGTATTTCGTTTGCATTTCTCCCTGTATTGAGAGCATTAATTGATACATGCTGAATTGTTCCTTCAGGGTCAACTATATAAGTTGCTCTATAAGGCACACCTTCATCACTCACTATTCCAAGCTTTTCTGCTAACACATTATTACAATCTGCTAGTAGAGGGTGAATCGTACCATATAATTCATGGTACTCATCACTTGTTTTCCAATTCCATTTACAATATTCATTATCAGGACTAATGCCATAAACTTCGTTAGTTTCAGACATTAAGTTATCCATACCTACTATTTCTGTAGGACAAATAAATGTAAAATCTTTGGGATAAAAGTAAATTACTGACCAATCCTTAAGTTGCCAACTCTTCACGGTAATGAAGTCGTGATCTGCATCAGACCAATCTGGATTGAGATTAGCCATATTACCACTTACTCCTGTGAGTTCGAACTCAGGAAACTTTTCTCCTACACCAATCATTATATATCAAACTCGTCATTGATACTTTCATCTGCGTCAGAGTTTGAAGAACCAGCTCTAATTCTGTCTAGTAATTCTTTCTGTGCATCTGGAGTAGGTCTTGGTAGCACTTCGTCCATTGACCTTAACTCAGATATGAGTTCTTGCTCTTCATCTGTTAACGGTCTTGGTTTGCATTTAAGAGGTTGTAGTTGATACTCAACATTATAAGCCATTGGACCTGTCTTCAATCTTTTGAAGTAAACGTCCCACCCTGTTTCAGGGTCAGCTGGGTCTCCTAAATCTTCTGCTGCCAAAATAATTTGTTCAAGTAATTTCTTCTTGAGGTTTAGTACTTTTACTTCGCCACCGTGTATACATTGTATAGCGTAAGACCAAGTACATTTCATATCTGGGTAATATTCTCTTACCCAATCTTTTTCCATATTAGTAAATGTTTCTTTTTCTCTATCAAAAGATAAACATTCAAATGGAACATTCTTATCGTTTTCGCCTTTTAGCCAGTAGACATATCTTGCGCATACATCTCCAACCATTCTGACTGTGTTGTCGCCTTCTACATAAGTGTAGCTTTGGACTTTTCCTTTTTGGGCTGTGCCCTTTAATTTATTAAATGTTAATGCCATTTTAATTCCTTATTATCTGTGATTTCTTCAAATAAAAAATGTATTCTACCATTCTCTACTCGTAGTAATCTATTATTGGTTAATATCTCTTGCTTTCCTGTAAAGAACAGCAAGTCTAGTGTGGTATCTTTTTTACTTTGATACTCAAAATAACTACGCAATGAAGCGATACCAGCATATTGCGCAATTTCACCATCTGAATATCTATTTCTTTGAATAAGCAATGCTTCAGGATTGAGTAAAAAGCTTTTACCATGAAAACTTTTAGTCCAATACTTAAATCGCCTATCCTTTCTATTGATTGGAGGCTCTTTCTTATATGTTAAAATATAAAGGACAGAAACTATATCACCAACTTTTCCATTGGTTTGAGTTTTTATCTTTTTCCAATCGTAGAATATCATTATATCAAAATATTGAGCATTTGTCAAGAACTGTTTTTCGAATGTTAAATCGTCTCAACTTCATAGCTTTGTTTCATGTAGTAACCCAATCTTGCATTTGCCTGTCGTCTAGCGGTTTTACCTTCAAAATGAATATCAACGATGGTAGGTTGAGGTTTACCCTCATATATTCTTATTATACGACCAATCAACTGTGTAAGAAGGGGTTCATTATTTATTGGAGTTGCTAAAATTATGCAACTCAAACAGTCTACAGATAATCCCTCTGAAAAAATACTCTGAGTTCCACAAAGAATATCTTTATTAGTAAATATCTGTTTAATCATAGTAGGTCTTTCTTCATGTGGTACTTCTCCTGTAACACAAATAGAGGTATCTCCAATCAATCTGTGACATTGTTTTAGAAAATCTACTCTATCAGATACTACTAATACTTTATGTCCTTGTGCAGCATAGTTTGCAGCTAATAGTGCTATCATATTTTGGTATTCCCAATTATAAGCAATAGCATTAATTCTTGATGCCCAAGGTGTTTTTGCTCCATCTGGAAATCTTACTCCAGACTTTACAATATTTACTTTTGGTACTAAGTAATTTTCTTTGGGTGGTTTATAAACATTCGTATTAAAATAGTCACGAAAGATAACATGCCTCCCATCTTTTCTTTCCATTGTACCTGTAAGGCCTATTTTATACCTTGCCTTACTTGCATCTACTATCCTAGTAAATGTAGGACTAGATACATGGTGCATTTCATCGAGAATAATTGTTCCAAAAACATTACTAATCTCTTTCATTTTACGATATAGAGTTTGCACATTTCCTATAACGATGGGAGCATCTATTTCATACCTCCCACTACCTATTATACCTGGTGTAATTCCAAATACTTTTTTTACTTCTTTTTCCCACTGCGACCTTAATGATATTGTGTGTGTTACTATCAATGTTTTCTGTTGAAGTTTATTTGCGATAGCTAACGCAGTAAATGTCTTTCCCCAACTGACCCAAGCGTTAATTATACAACTGTCACTAACATCGTCATATACAGACTGTTGCGAAGGTCGTAGGGTAAACTTAAAGTCAAAAGGTTCTATTGTCGATAATTTTCTTTTATCGACTATTTCGTAATCTTCTGGTATTAAATCCGTTCTTCCGCTAGGTAAAGTAACTAAACCTTTTCTAACTATGCCCATGTTTTTTATTACGAAAGGTGGGTCTAGTGGATTTCTTGGTGGTATTGTATATGTTAGCTCTTCATCGAGTTTAGACTGCATATCAGTATTTACTTCCATGAAGATTCTATTACTCAGTACTGCTTTCATATTTTACGCCAAGTCTTTTTTTGTTGTTTTTCTGAAAAAGAATATAATATAGAGGGTTGCTTTCCCATATAAAGTATACTAGCATAACGAAGTCTAGCCTCGGGCGGACGCTTTATAAAAAATGGAAAAGGAACATCTTCACACCATACTAAACTTCCAATATTTCGTTTTTCAATTTTCTCAATCTTATGACTAATTAGATTACATTTTCTATTCTTTACCCAACGAAAATATTTACCATTACTATCTATATAATTAAGACCTTTATGGTGCACAAAATCCTGAAAGGATTCAATCATCACTTTCAGTTTATATAAATTTTTATGTGGACTTTGTAATCTTCTCAATCCAAGACTTGTTCCTTTCATATTTTTATCGTCTACTATCTGCGTATCACAGTATAGTAATCCATCTCGTTCTTCTATTTCATCTGAATGAAGAACATACACAGGCCATTTAATTTGCTCCAGTTTCATATGCACAGTGTCCATGATATGTTCTCTCACAGTCTTGCTTCTCAGGAATAGTAGAGCAACTAGCTAATATAGTTACTATTAGTAAGAGTTTCTTCATATTTTTTCTCAAATTTACCAAAGGAATAATCATCTCCTATATCAAAGTCACAACCTATGGGAGTACCTGGAATTGATAGTCCTCTATCTTTTTGTATATTTCTCTGAAGTATCTCGCAATATTCTTCTACTGCTTCTTCTTTTACTTCTGCTAAAATAGAGTCATGAACAAGTGCAAAAATTTTAGCGGGTATCTTTTTCTCTTTTAGTTCTCTTTGTGCATCTATGCCTCCAAGAAGGTTAACATCTGAAGCTACAGATTGAACAAGAGAATTAATACCACTACGAACTTCATGAGCAGCGATTGCTCTATCTTTCGATTTTACATTTGGCAATCTTCTCTTTCTTCCATAGAAGCTGTAAATAAATCCTTGCTGTTGAATAATCTTTTTACAGTTCTCTAACCATTTCTTTAACATGAAGAATTGTTTAAAGTAATCTTCAATGACTTCTTTAGCTTGACTTGTACTAAAATAAGTGCCACTATCCTTTGTTACCTGTTCACTAATCTTTTTTGGTCCAGCACCATACATGATGCCGAATGTAACGGCTTTTGCCATTTGTCTTTCTGTCGAATAATACTCAGCAACTTCGTCTACTTCACAGGGTAAATTAAATACGAGTTTCGCAATATTTGAGTGAAAGTTTCCACCATCTTGAAACACCTGTTGAAGTGCTGTATCGTTTGCCAATACGGCTGCACAATACACTTCTGCTGTAGTTAAGTCCATTGCAACAATTTTATTGCCTGGCTTAGCTCGTATGCAACCCTTCACGATTGGATTATCACGAGGTATCTGTTGCATATTC